GTGCCTGAACCAACTGCCTTACATTTGTGACAGAAGTTTAGGAACTTGTTATGTAGATTTCCAACTACAATAAGATAACTGCAATATAGTGTTTTTGTTCAACCTATACAACCAATATGAGGTAGTTTATACTTATTCTAAATAACACAATTGACAAATATTGTCAACAATACACACTTACTATAAAGCATTGGTGGTACAGAATTATACTTTTTTAGTTATCATACTATATGGCAATAATAGAATTAGAATTAAAGGTACCACAGAAGTTAGAAGCTATTAAACTTAGACAGTATCAAGAATACTTAAAGATACAAAAGGAGAATGAAGATGTTGAGGATGCTGCAAACTTTCTTAACTCTAAGTGTATTCAAATATTCTGTGGATTAACATTAAAAGAATCTTATAAACTTCCTATTACAATGTTTGATAGTGTATTAAATCAAATAGGTAAATGCTTTGAAGAACCTACTCTACTAATAAAGGAATTTAGTATGACTGGCTCTAATGGTGTAGAGATTAGCTTTGGTATGATACCTTCTTTAGATGAAATGACATTTGGTGAGTATGTGGATTTAGAAAGCTTTATGTCTGATTGGGATAGTATGCACAAAGCAATGGCAGTACTATACAGACCTATTAAATATAATAACAATGGTAAATATCTAATTGAAGATTATGATGGTACAGATAGGTACTGGGAGGTAATGAAAGATGCTCCTGTTAATGTTGCTTTAGGTGCTATGGTTTTTTTTTATCGTTTAGGGAAAAAATTATGCAAATATACGATGGACTATTTACTCCTTCAGCAAAAGCAGAATCAAACTTCAACGCAGGAGAAGGCTTTGGAAAGAAATGGGGATGGTATCAATCAATTTATGCTCTCGCTGGAAAAGACGTATCAAGAATTAGTGAAGTCACAAAAATTTCATTACACCAGTGTTTGATATGGTTAGAGTTTGAGAAAGAGAAAAACGACCTAGAACAAAAGATGATTAAAAACGCTTATAATAAAAATAGATAATGACACAAGTATACGACATACTAGACAAAGTAAGAGACAAGCTAAGAGACAATCCCAATGTGTTTACAGTAACCTTTGGAGATATAACTGAGGTTGACTTAAACAAGACAACAATGTTTCCTTTAAGCCACCTTACAATAACAAATGTAACTTTTGATGGAAGTATAATTAATTTTACTATAAGGATGTTGTGTTTAGATATAGTAGATTATAATAAAGAGAAGTATGATGATGATATATTCTATGGTAATACTAACCTACAAGACGTTTACAATACACAGCTACAAGTAGTAAATGACATAGTACAGTCAGTTAGAAGGGGAAGTTTATTTGATAGTAAGATACAGCTTGTAGGAGAACCAGTAGCAACTCCGTTCAAAGATAGATATGAGAATGAATTAGCTGGATGGGGTATAGAACTTAATGTAAGTATGATTAATGATATAAGTATTTGTTAGTGAGGTTTATTGAACTACATAAAGAATTAGAAAGATATGGTCATTTTCTTGTATTAAAGTATAGAGAAAAACTAAAAAAAGATAGAACATTTGCTTCTGGTGATTTAAGTGATAGTTTTACCTATGAACTTAGTGAGAGTGATATTCAATCTAAATTATCTATACTTGCCTTGCAATACATAGGAAGTATAAGTGAGGGTATAGATAACAAAAGAACACCACCAAGCACTGAAATACTTAAATGGATAGAAACAAAAGGAATAAAACCTAAAAAAGGAGGTCAGAGCGAAAGCAATATGAAAAGAATGGCTTTTGCTATTGCTAGGTCTATAGGCAAGCATGGTGTTATTGCTAGATTTGGTTATAAAGGAACTAGCATAATAGACTATGTATATAAAGATATTTCTGGAATATTAGGTCAAGATTTATTGGCTGCTTACAACAGAGATGTAACAAGAATATTAGAAGAAATGTAATAAAACAAAATAAATGTCAACAATAATTAACACACGAAGTCCTTTCTACAAGAAGATATCTAACGCTTCTTTAGCAAAAGCTAAATTAGAATTATATGTATGGACTGGAGTATATGCAGACAGAGTAGCTGCTGATAAAAAATATACTATAACAAAGGAAGAACTAGGAACAAACAATTATGTCACTTTTGAATTAAGTGAACTTATAAGAGACTATATGATAACTGAGTATAATGATTATGCTACAGATACATTATGGGTAGATGCAGACATAACTATATACGATGAAGATGACAATATTGTTCAGGTTAACTCACAAGACACAACTATTTATCCATTCTTAGCAATAGACGGCTATGGTTACTTTGAAGATGGTATTAACCCTAGAAGTGTTGAATATACTACTCCTATGGTCCTTCAACATAATACTGATATTTATTATTATGCAGGATATGATATTAAGATTCCTATATATGCAGAAGCACAAACAATAACAGCTACTTTAACAAGTACAGCAGGTGCAAATATAAATTGGGATAATGCAGATGACTTTTGGGATACATACGATGTTACTTGGGGTTCAGGACAAACTCCTGTAGTAATCACTGATAATGGTAATACAAATCAAAAGATACAATACTTAATCATAACAGACACTGAAGATTTAAATGATGGAGATATTGTCACTATCTCTAGTACTAATGGCTCTTACTCAGATATTGTAATAACACTTAGAAAAGTATGTGAACCTAAATACACTCCTCTTAGTGCAATATTCTATAACAAATATGGAGCATTACAAAACCTATGGTTCTTTAAGAAGTCAATGACTGATATTTCTATAACATCTAATAAATTTAAGAATAATATAATTGACTTTGACAATTCAGGAGGAAGCCCATCATACTCTTTATCTAAACATCAAGAAAAGATATTTATGGCAAATGGTAAAGAATCTATTACAATGAATACAGGATTCTATGAAGAAAGCTTTAATGAAGTGATTAGACAAATGTTATTGTCAGAACAAGTTTGGGTTTATGATGGAACAAATACTTTACCTATAAATCTTAAATCTAATACACTACTATTCAAAAAAGGAGTTAATGACAAGCTAATTAGTTATACAGTATCATTTGACTATGCTTATGACAAAATAAATAATATACAATAGTGAAGCAACCTATACTATACATAAAAGACAATGATGGTAATTACCAACAAATAGAAATGTTTAGTGATGAAACTATTACTATAACTTCTAAAATACAAGATGTAAGAGACATATCTAAAGTATTTACTGATTTTACTAAACCTTTTACAATTCCAGCATCTAAAGAAAACAATAAGCTATTTCAACATTGGTATAATTATGACATTGATAATGGGTTTGACAATAGAATAAAAAAAGATGCCTTATTAGAAATAAATTACTCCCCATATAAAAGAGGAAAAATACAACTAGAATCTGTTAATCTTAAAGATAACAAACCATATTCTTATAGTGTAATATTCTATGGCAATACAGTAGAGCTAGGAACACTGATGGGAGATGATAAGTTAGATGTATTAGTTTATTTAGATAACAATTATAATCATCCCTATAACTCAACAAACGTAAGACTTGCTGTTAGAAATGGATTATTTTCTCAGTCTATAATATACCCTTTAATATCTCATACTAAAAGATTCTATTATGATTCTGCTAATAGAATACCTCAGTTTAGTGGCAACTTATATCACGATTCTACTAATCCTTCTGATAATCAAGGAGTATCTTGGTTAGACGTAAAACCTGCTGTCAAATGCTTAAACATAATAGAAGCAATAGAAGATAGATATAACATAACATTTACTAGAGATTTCTTTGGTACTACTCCATTTTCTAATTTATATTTATGGTTAAGCAGGAACAAAGGGAAAATAGGAGGAGATGATGATGTGCTAAAGACAAGGCTTATAGGAGACTGGACTTATACAGGAACAGGAAGTAATCCATTTAACGTATCAGGAAACTTAATTACATTTTCTGTTGTTAAGAATACAAACTCATTTACTGTTGAATTAGACATAACAACCACAGACACTGGAACATATACTTTAAAATTAGTAGATATAGAAAATGATGTTACTTTAATAGAGGAAGATAACTTACAGGGAAATACCAGTATATTTGAAGCATTCTTAAACACAGGTAGTCATCAGTTAAGATTTATATTAGAATCCACTGAAGCCATATCTTTTGATGCAGATTTGTCTATTGAAGAAGTTTTATTTACTGTTCCTGAACAAGTAACAACAGCAGATTATGAAGCTAATGGAATATCAACAACGGAAGAAATAATAATTACAGATAACGTGCCAGAAATGAAAAATATAGATTTTCTAACTGGTATATTTAAAATGTTTAATCTAACTGCTTATTATATTGATGATGTTAATGATGCAGACTTTGGCAAAATATATGTAGACACTCTAGATAATTATTACGCTGACGCAATAAACAACCCTTCTTCTGGAAGTTATGATATTAGTAGCATGATAGATATATCAAATACTAATGTAGATGCTCCTGTTAATTATAGTGGAGTTGATTTTAAATATCAAGAGCCTAGTACATTATTGGCTATAAATCACAAAGAACAATTTAATGATGTATTCGGAGATGAAAGAGTTAGAGCTAGTATAGATAAGGCAGAAATATATTCTGTAGAGACACTATTTGAACATATGAAGTTTGAAAGGTTATTTGACGATAACAAATCTAGCAGTAGTCCTTATCACACTGGAACAAACGACACTTACTTGACAGATATACTTTGGGGATATTCTGCTAATGGAGAATTTAGTGGAGATTATGTTATTAAAGTTCAAGGAGCTGCAACCAATACTTTGTCTAACAAGTTAAAAGATACCAATGTAGAAGACTTTACTAAGAAAAACTTATCAGTAGGAAATATAATAAGAAATTTAACAAATAATAAATCTGCATTAATTACTGCTATAGATAGTGCAGACACCTTATCCGTTTCTGATAATGTGTTTTCTTCAGGAGATAACTATATGATACTTGAAGATTATACACAAGGAAACTATGAAGCTACTTTAACTAAACCTCTTCTATTTTATGGAATAAGAGAATCACAACCTACTGAAGACAAAGCTATAAATTGGATTAGTGGAGGGCAGGATTATTTGTCTTTTTACTTTAGACCTTCCAATACAAACGAAGATGGAACTTCCTCTACTGCCCCAGCTCATACAATTAACTTTGATAATGAAGTAGATGAATGGAATTTAAAAGACTATGAGGGTAGTACAAACTCTTTATTTAAGAAGTTTTATAAGGAATATATAGATGACATATTTGACATTAAAAGAAGAATGTATAAAGTAAAAGCATACTTAACTACAGAAGTTCTTCTTAATATGAAGTTAAACGACAGATTTATTATTAATAACAGAGTATTTATAATAAACTCAATAAAGACAAACTTAAAGACTGAGTTAAGTGAAATAGAATTATTAAACGTAGTAGATAACGAATTACCATCATGATAAAAAACATAATAGACTTACTAAATTCTTCTGATTGGTATATATATGATGAAGATATAGATATAGCAAAAGGGAAATACAAATCTCCAACAACTTGGAAAGAAATAAAAAACAGTATAAAACGCAACACAAATGGCTGAATTAATCAAAACACTAACCATAACTGTAAACACAGATAAAGGAACAATTAGTATTGGTAAACTAGAAGAGAAGTTTAAGGATACTACAAAGGCTGCTCAAGCATTAGAAAAACAAATAAACAAAAATACTGGTACATTTGGCAGAACAGAGAATGTAATTAAAAAAGAAATACAGTTAAGAACACAGCTTAGAGCTGCAACTGCTGGGGGTAATGCTGAATATCAAAGACAAAGTTTAGCTATTACAGAGTTAGAAGGTGAGTTAAGGGACTTAACTACTGCTCAACAATTAGCGGCAAATTCTGCTAATAAAATGAGAGACAAAACAGGTTTGGCTGGTGCTGCTGCTGTTGAACTTGGTAGAACCATATCTGACTCTAATTATGGTTTTACTGCAATGGCTAACAACATATCTCAATTAAGTACACTTATGATTACATTAGTAGCCACAAGTGGGGGTGTAAAAGGTGGGTTTGATGAGTTACTTAAAGTAATGAGGGGACCAATAGGTTTTATTGTTTTATTTCAAATTGTTGTTGCTCTTTTAGAAAAAGTTGCCATGAAAAGCAAAGAAGCAAAGGATTCTGTTGATTCCTTAAAGAATAGCTTTGGTGAAGCAGCTATAGAAATATCTGCTTATGTATCTATATTAAAAGACGCTAATTTGCCATTAGAAGAAAAAAATAAAATAATAAAAGAGCTTAATGACAATCATAAAGACTTAAATATAGAATTAAATGAACAGGGAGAATTAACAGAAGACATCACGCTTAATACAGAAAAATACATAAAGGCGTTACAAAAACAAGCTGAAGTTGAATTTTATATTACACAATTAAAATCAAAGTTTACAGAGCTTTTGTCTTTAGAAAACCAAGAAATTGGTGACAATTTAAGCATGTTCGAAAAGTATCTTATTCCTATTTCTAATATCATAGCTCCAAGAGGAGCTACAATTGAAAGTATTTCTTCAGGAAAAATGAGTAAAAAGGTTAAAGAGCTAACTAAAGACATTACTGATTTAAACAAAAAAATACAAGAAGAAGGAATATTTGTTACAGAAGGAGATGATGACCCAGAAAAATCATATATAGCTTCAAGAATAAAAGTATTTAAGGAAAAAATATTTGATTTATTTAAAGAGGAGGAAAGGTTTAGGCAATTAGGAGAAAAAGCAGAAATAAAGAATCAACAAACATTAATTAGAATAAAAGCTGATGCTGCCATAGATGCTATAGAGATAAAAAAGAACGAGTTTATTGAAGATGAAAAAATTAGATTAGATAATTTTAATAAACAGTCTAAACAAGATGAAGAAAGAGAAGTTAAAAAGGCAGAAAAATCTGGTGCAAGTGTTCAGGCTGTTAGAAACAGGTATGCTAAACAAAGAGAAAATGCTAAAGAAACATCAGACCAATCTATAGTAAATGCAGAACAAGAATTTAGAAATGCTCAACTAGTTATTTCAAGTTCTTATTTTTTACAACTTGATGCTTTTAGAAAAGAAGATGAAAGGAAAGCTATTCTTAGAAAAGAAAATCTATTAATGAATGAATCTGAAGCTATATTAGCTTTTAATGCATCTATGGCAAGTACAGAACTTGGAAGAATAATGATTCAAGAAGATTTAGAACAAAAAAGACATGATAATCAAATAAAAAGAATAAATCAAGAAATAGAAGAAAGGAAAAGACAAGGTAAATCTTTTTTAGATTTAGAAGAGAAGAAAAAAATAGAAGAAGGTAAAAACCAAAGAGAAAAGACCAAATTAACTAAAGCTGGAGAAGATGCTAGATTAAATATAATGAATTTTGCTGCTGATGCTGCAATAGCTATAGCAGGAAAAGGTTCTGCTTTAGGTAAAAGTATAGCTGTTGCAATGGCAATTATAAACACAAGAAAAGCTATTACAGAAGCTTTAGGGGATAAAGAGGTGCCTAGTTTCTTTAGAATACTTCACGCTACTGCAATAGGTGCTTTTGGTTTTAAACAAGTAAAAGACATAATGGCTACTAAACTTCCAGTCGGAGACAAGGGTGGCGGTGCAGGTTCTGTTTCTGTATCAGCTCCAGACTTCAACGTAGTAGGTCAAGGTGCAGGTAGTCAGTTAGCTGGTGTGGTTGGTGCTAGGTTTGGTGAACCAATAAAAGCTTATGTGTTAAGTTCTGATGTTAGTTCAGCACAAGAACTAGATAGAAAAATAGACTCAACAGCTACAATAGGATAAATAAAACAAAATACAAAAATAAAAGTTATCATATTATGAAAACAATAGAACTATATATTGATGAAGAGAACGAATTTAGTGGAATAGAAGCTATAAGCGTTGTCGAGAATCCAGCAATAGAAGAAGACTTTATTGCATTAAAGAAACAACAAGTAAAACTTGCTGAAGTAGATAAAGAGAAAAGAATCTTAATGGGTGCTGCTCTTATACCTAATAAAAAAATATACAGAACTAATGGAGAAGATGAGTATAATATATTCTTTAGTGAGGATACTGTTAGAAAAGCATCTGAATTATTCTTATCAAGAGGTAAACAAAACAATTCAACTTTAGAACACGACGTTAAACTCAATGGGTTATCTGTTGTAGAATCTTGGATTATAGAAGATAAAAAGAAAGACAAGTCAAGAAAATATGGTTTTGATTTACCTATAGGAACTTGGATGGTATCTGTAAAAGTAAATAATGATGAAGTATGGAACAACTTTGTAAAAGAAGGTAAAGTAAAAGGGTTCTCTATAGAAGGTTTCTTTGCTGATAAGTTAGATGAAAGACCAAAAGAAAGTGTAGAAGAAGACTTTGATGAAATGGAAGCTTTATCTAAATTATATGAAATGGAAGAAGCATTCTTAGATTCACAAGAAGTAGAATTAGAATCATATAACGACTATCCACAAGGTGCAGTAAACAATGCAAAGAGAGCTTTAAAGTATAAAAAAGAAAATGGTAGTTCTTGTGGAACTTCCGTAGGATGGAGAAGAGCTTCACAATTAGCTAATAAACAAAAAATAACAAGGTCAACGATTGCTAGAATGGCTAGTTTTAAAAGACATCAACAAAACAAAGATGTGCCATACTCTGAAGGATGTGGAGGAATAATGTGGGATGCTTGGGGTGGTAGTGCTGGTGTTAACTGGGCTATATCTAAACTTAAAAGGATAGATAAGAAAGTAAATAATTCAGTTACTGCATTATACTCTGAAATAATAAATGATGATTATGCTATTATAGACGATAGATTAGCATACTCTTCTGAAGAGAAAGCATTAGAGATGGCTAAAGATATAGGATGTGAATTAATACACGAGCATGAGTATGAAGGGAAGATGTGGTATATGCCTTGTGAATCGCATTCAGTAGAAGCTGGAGCAACTACTAAGAGTCCTTGTTGGGATGGCTATGAGCAAAAAGGTTATCAAATTATAGATGGTAAAAGAAAACCTAATTGTGTTAAAAAGAAATAATGAGAAAAAGATATAAAAAAACACCAAGTAGAACAAGTCCTCGTTCATCAAGAAGAGGATGTTTATGTAAAGATGGAACATATTCAACGAAATGTTGTGATGGTTCTTTACAAGCTCAAGGCATAGGCAATATAAGTGGAGAAGCTACTGTTGGAGATGAGTATTATTATAGGGTGCAAAGATGTGGTCATTCAATGCACAAAGAAATACATTTACACGATACACAATTAGTTGTAGGTAATATTTATTACTTAGAGTTTGAAAACTCAGGTCATAGTAATTGTTATACTGTACTCAATGTTTCTGCTAGTGGAGAACACCATATAGAATCAGCTACACTGTATGATGATTGTGATGCTTGTACAGCAGCTAACTAAAAATACAACAAAAATAAAAGCTTGAGGTTATCAAGTTATACTGTTAATTTAAATCAATAATATATGAAAGCTACCGACATCGTAGACAAATTTAAGAAAATCTTACTATCTGAGACTGAAGAAGTCAAAGAGATAGAAGTAAAAGAAGATGTACAATTAGCTGAAGAAGTTATCGAAGAAGTAAAAGATGAAGTTTCTGATGAGATTCCTGTAGAGGAGATTGAAGAAGAAAATTTATATGCTACTAAAGAAGAACTTTCTAAAGCTATTGCTGAAGTAAAAGCAATGTACGACCAATTAATGGAATCAATGAGTGACGAAAAGTCTCCTGAAGTTCCAGAAGAATTGAGTTCTGAAGAAGTATCAGAAGAAAGTGAAGTGGAGTTATCTTCACAGGAACCAGAAGTAGAGCCTATTGCTCATTCTCCTGAGTCCAACGTAGAAAAAAACAATGTTCATTTATATGGTCAAAACAGACCACAAACAATAATGGATAGAGTACTAAACAAAATATCATAATAAAACCAAAACTAAAATAATTAAAAATGGCTACTACAACTTCAATTACAAGTACTTATGCTGGAGAGTTTGCTGGAAAGTATATCTCTGCTGCATTATTATCTGGTTCTACTATAGAAAATGGTGGAATTTCAGTAAAACCTAATGTGAAATTTAAGGAAGTAATCAAAAAGGTCGCTACAAGTGGACTTATTGCTAATGCTTCATGTGATTTTGCTGACACAGGTTCAGTAACATTAACTGAAAGAATCCTTCAACCAGAAGAGTTCCAAGTTAATATTGAACTATGTAAAAAAGACTTCCGTTCTGATTGGGAAGCTGTACAAATGGGATATTCTTCATTTGACAAATTACCTCCAAAATTTAGTGATTTCTTAATCTCTCACGTTGCTGCTAAAGTTGCTGAGAAGACTGAGCAAAACATCTGGAGTGGAGTTAACGCTAACGCAGGTGAATTTGATGGATTCTCTACTTTATTAGCTGCTGATTCTGATGTTATAGATGTAACTGGTTCTGCAATTACTTCTGCTAACGTAATCGCTGAATTAGGTTCTATCGTAGATGCAATTCCTTCTTCTTTATACGGACAAGAAGATATGTATGTATATGTATCTCAAAACATCGCTAGAGCTTATGTAAGAAGCTTAGGTGGATTTGGAGCTTCTGGATTAGGTGCTGCTGGTACAAACTCTCAAGGAACTCAATGGTGGAACAATGGTTCATTAAGCTTTGATGGTGTAAAACTATTTGTTGCTAATGGATTAGCTGATGACACTGCTGTTGCTGCTGAAAAATCTAACCTATACTTTGGAACAGGTCTTTTATCTGACCACAACGAAGTAAAAGTTATCGATATGGGTGACTTAGATGGTTCTCAAAATGTAAGAGTAATCATGAGGTTTACAAGTGGAGTACAATACGGAATCGGAGGAGATATCGTATACAGAGTAAA